CGTGCATGGTTAGCACCAGTTGATCAACCACATGAGAACTTTGTGTTCCCAGAAGAAGTTCTTCCTAGAGGTAATGCACTGTGATATTCCTTAGTTTATTTGCTGCTGTTGTTGATCTTCCAGCACCTACCTCTTGCTATCCAGCAACTGCTGCTTGGGATTATGCACAGTTACTCCGTCATGGTGCTAGTGATGCAGTAGCATGGCAATTGGGAGTTGTTCCATATCATGATGGCACTGCAGAGTGTCAAAAGAGAGTGGAGTACAGTATTGACTGGAATCAGAGGGCATGGCGATGAACGGTTGGCTTGTCTTTGTTTACTTCTCTTGTTTTGCTGTTATCGCAGGTGCTGCTTTTGCGATGATGTGGGCGAATATTCAATCTCTTAATGTGGAGATGAATAAACCACCTAAACCACGTCATCCAGAGGCACCTGCCGATGGTGAAGAGATAATGTACGTAGATTTGTCTAGAGAAAAGTTAGAAAATCTTTATAATTCTGACCCCGAATAGGGGTCTTTTTTATGCATATTTACCTAAATATTAGTAGTCACGGGCACCAACCCCCAGGTTTCCCATGTTTAGGGAACCGCACTTGCAGAGGAAGTCGGACGAATGTCGTGACCTCTGGTTGGTGTGGAAAGAATTATGGGATGCAGATAAGTTTAGTAAAGAGACTCAGGATGCAAGAAAGAAATGGGGTAAGTGTGTTACTGAACATGGAAAAATGATAAGTCACGAAGTTAGAACAAACCCTAGGTATAAAGACTTGCAACCGTAATATATACTGCAGTTGCATAAACTTAGATGAAGTTTATCTTCGCGTTCTTAGCTACACTTTTTCTTGCTGCTCCAGCATGGGCAGTAGATGTTCAAATGGGATCAAATGGAAACTTGATTTTTGATCCAGCAGAGGTTACAATATCGGCAGGAGAATCAGTTCACTTTGTGAACAATATGCTACCTCCACATAATGTTATCGTCGAAGATCGTCCAGACTTAGGACACGAATCTCTGGCCATGCTGCCAGGTGAGGAGTTCGATCTGGTTTTTAATGACCCTGGTGATTACACCTACTGGTGTGCTCCTCATAAGGGTGCTGGTATGATTGGGACGGTGCATGTTGAATGAAGTACACACACAATTACATGAAAATCTTTCTTGATACTGCTGACACAGAAATTATTAACGAATATTTTAAAACGGGACTGGTAGATGGTGTCACTACCAACCCCACTTTGATTATGAAAAGTGGTAGAAATCCTGAGGATGTCTATCAAGAAATTAAAGACATTGGCGTAAATGACATCAGCATGGAAGTTGTTGGTGATGAAGGTGAAATGTATCGTGAAGGCAAACGTCTTTATGAGAAATTTGGAAAAGTATGCACTGTAAAAGTTCCTTGCACGCGGGAGGGTCTTGCAGTCTGTAAATCCCTCTCTGATCAGAATATCAATGTCAACGTCACACTCATCTTCTGTGCCTCTCAGGCAGTCTTAGCAGCAAAGGCGGGGGCAACCTATGTAAGTCCCTTTGTAGGCAGGTTAGACGACCAGTCAGTAGCAGGTCTGGAGGTTGTACGATCCATCTCCGAGTTGTATCGTATTCATGGAGTCAGAACGCAAGTTCTTGCTGCATCTATTCGTAATGTTCAACGTGCTATTAGGTCATGGTATAATGGTGCTGAAGTTTGCACCATGCCACCTAAAGTATTTGACCAAATGTATGACCATATCCTTACCGATAAGGGTCTTGAGATTTTCGATCAAGACTGGGCATCGGTAAAGAGTGATTAACGAAGACACACCTTATAAAGTGGCTGAGATCATTCGTGATACTTGGCCTCAACTTTACTATTTGAAGAAAACAACAATGACATTTACAGTATATTCTAAAGATGGTTGCCCTTATTGCACCAAAGTTCAGCAGGTATTAGAGCTTGCAGAAGTCAAGCATGTAATATATAAACTTAACAGGGATTACACCCGTGAGGAATTCTATGATAAGTTTGGGAAAGGTTCCACCTTCCCAAGAGTTGTCAAAGATGATACACTTATTGGTGGGTGTATGGAAACTGTTAAGTATCTAAGGGAGCAAAAACTGGTCTAATGGAACAAAACCTCATCGACATCTATGATCTTATTGAACATGCTATTGATAATGCCTTTGAGGGAAAAATGAATTTAAAATTTTACGAATACTTGAAAGATGCTAAAATTAAAAAAAATGAGATAGATGAATTTATCTCAAGTCCTATTGCAAGTGAACTTGGCAATCTTATTTTAGATCTTGGCGAGTATATCAAAGGTGGGTCTGATAGTGAACATAAACAACTGCGTGAAGGTTATGGACATATTCCTAAACCTCAAGCAAGAAAAATCAGAAACTACCTAGAAAGTTTCCTACATGATGCAGAGAGGTATAGTTATGACCGAAGACCGGGCAGACGAAAAAAGCATTCTAAATAAATCAGACCCTCATATTAATCGTGGGGTAGAGTTGCTGTTACGCAACAGGAGGAGAAAACCAGAACGGCCCAAAACTTTTCAGTTAAAGTTCGGCAAGATGGTCTCTCTTTTCCGAAGAGAGATTGTATTTCATCTGAATTTTTATCTGGACATCAGAAAGAAATAGTCTCTGGAGGACAAAAAATGTTAGCAGTAACACTGACGATAGGAACATTAGTCTCTATTATGTTCTTTTTTGTAGGAGGTGTGGTAGGATGGCTTGCAAAGGAGCACCAATTCCAAACCCAACCCGTTTATACTCATCCAGAGATGTTTGATGAAAACGGAAATGTATTACCAGACGAAATTTTAGCAGTACGATTTGAAAATAGCTATGACGAACTCGACGAAGAAGACGACAACTAGAAAACCTAGGAAACCAAGAGCAACAACTAAAAAACAATTTACTGTCAAAGCAGAACCTGAAACTCTGCCACCAAATCCGTTTGTTTATGAGGTTCTTGAACTTGCTGCTAAGCAAAGGTCTAAGGTGAAAAAGGTTGATGTTCTTAAGACTTACGATCACATTTCTCTTAAGTCTATCTTCATTTGGAACTTTGATGAAAGTGTAATCTCTATGCTTCCTGAGGGAGAGGTCCCTTATGGAGACTCTGATGATCAATCGATCTACTCTGGAACTCTTTCAGAAAACATTGCAAAAGAAGCAAGGGGTGGTGAGTCTGCCACGGGTCAAGATTTAGATGGTAGAGGTAAAACTTCTCTTCGTAGAGAGTATCAAAACCTCTATCACTTTGTAAAAGGTGGTAATGATACTTTATCTTCTATTCGTAGAGAAACTATGTTTATCAACATGCTTCGTGGACTTCATCCAAAAGAAGCAGAGGTTTTGATTCTCGTTAAGGACAAACGTTTGACTGACAAATATAATATCAACTTAGATATTGTAAAAGAGGCATACCCTGATATCAACTGGGGAGGTCGTTCATGACATTAACCGTAGAAACAAAGGAGGAAAAGATGGGAAGTCTTCCATTTAACCCGGAAGATCCTTCATCGTATGGTTGTCAAATTCTTCAAGAGAAAACTACACTTGAAGCTGCAGATGATAAATCACTCCCCAATGATGCCATTCTTGTTTGGTATATTGTTGACGGAGTAGAGTATATTGATCTTACGAGATGTAAAAAAACATCTCAACTTTTTGATATGTATTATGATCGATATGGAAAAGATGCTGTACGTAAATTCGATTTTGGATTTGGCACGATGAATCCAAAACTTTGGGGGAACAAACCAAAAAAAGAAAAGAAAAGAAAATGAAACCTAGTGACGAGGAACTCAAGAAGGCGATTGATATTTTGATCCGTCAAGAAATTCAAGATAACATTAATGAATATGTTGACTCAAAAGATGATTCAAAAGAGGGTGGTCTTGGATTTATTGAAGAAGATGAGTTAAAGTTGAGTGTCTCTCAAAAAGAGATTGAAAAGATTATTAAACAATATAAGAAGTTAAAGAAAGCAGAAAGATCCAATCTGTCTCATATCAAAAAATTAGGAGACAGTTGACATCCTTGGTAAATAGCATTATGATCGTTAGCATGTATTATCCTTATCATGTATAAACCATATTCACCTGAGTGGACACGCAAAAGGTATCTTACTGAAGCACTGGATGAATACTTCAACAACTATGTTGATGTGGAAGTAATCTATGCGGATCTTATGGATATTCTTCACGAAAGATCTGAGGGTGCCTATGCTGAATTCCAAAAGACCACAGACCTAGAATCTAAACTCCGAAAGAAGTAACATGCTCTCTACCCAATACAGACTTAGACTTGAGTCCATTTGCAAATGTATTGCGAACAAAGAAGAGGTTCCCCTAGAAGATATGATTTGGGCAGAAAAACTTGCCAAGGCACATACTCTTGCTAGAGATTGGTTAAACAAAGCACGTCGTCAGGCAAAAGGTATTGAGGAAGGTAGTACTGATGATTTTCTGAATAGGATGGGGTTAGGAGACCCCGACCCATCCAATCATAGAACGGGGTTTGGTGGTGCTGATGAGATTGTTGATTGGTTCCAGAGAGATAAACCCGACGATTGGAGGCAGCGTGACTAAATTTGAACACAAGTTTGAATATCAGTGGGGTGGTGTAGATACACCTTTCACTAAAATGAAACGGTGGGCAAAGAAACAAAATCCAATTGTTCAACACCTTGCTCTAGGATTTATTGAATGGTTATGGCAGAGGTGGGTTGCAGGTAGGGTGGATATGGAAATGACTTCTGTAGATAAACAAGCGGAAGAAATTAAAAAACAATGGTCTGAGGAAGACCCAAAACCAACAATTACATCTGAACCCTCTGAAGTGGAGGGTCTAGATAATATAAGCATTTCTTGGAGGAAACGTGACTGAAAAGATTACTCCTGAGACATACGAAAAAATGAATGAGGAGTTTGAGGAAGAGGGTCTTGCCTTCCGAATCAATGTCCCTACTCAAGAAGAAATCGATAAGTGGAGGCAACGTGGCTGATAAGCAAGTTCCATGGTGGACACTGCATGAAGTTGCAGATGAATTGAATGGCACGTTGAGACACATTACTTGTGTGGATAGTAATGGTAGAAAGTATAAACGAGTCGTAATAGAATACGAGGAGGAGAAAGAGTAATGCAGGTATCAATTTATTCTAACGGTAGTCAAGAGTGTGAGAGAGCATCGTCTCTCTTGAAATCAGTTCACCTTGATGAAGTAGTTGTGTATGAACGGGGCAAGCATTTTACTGAGGGACAATTCAGAGATGAATTTGGTGACGAGGTTGATTATCCTATGATCTCTATTGGCATGTTCAGAGGAACTTTAAAGGAGACCATGAAGTACATGAGCCAAAAAGGTATGTTTGTATAAATTGTATCATAAGTTACAAAATAAATTGACTATATAGTCTATAGGGGTTATAATATACCCATCGTTCATCTCACGGTTGCCATGCTTTCTCTACTGGCATCAACTATCTTTGCTTCCCACTCAGATCATCTGACAAAACCATATAACTGGCACATGTCTTGTGAAAGGTGGCAAACAAGATCTTTAGAGATTCAACAAGATGAAAATTTGGATTACGATTCCAAAAGATTCTTGATTAGATATCTAAAGAGTAAAGTTGATGGCGAGTGCTATGGCATTATGTGAGACGCAAGTAAGTCGCGGAACGGAGCGTTCATCCCATGTTTGAATTTTTACTCTATTCATCTCTCACTTGTCCAGATGCTGATGCCGTGGTTTTTAGAATCAAGGCACATGAATCTTTGGATGCAGAATGGAAGATAGAATTAATTGAAACCATTAAGGATTATACTCCTGAATGTCCATGGGACGCAAACGACTGAAGGAACGGGAAAAAACGGATCCTGGGAAACCAGAGAAGGTTAATTTTCACCCAACTTCAGGAGTAATCAAATGAACACACTTACACTAATCAAAAAGCAAATCGAAAAGCAGGCTGCACTGCATGATGCTCAGATCTCTCACACCGTATATCGTGGTGTTAAGTATGACAATCACAGTGTAGAGTCCAAACAGACTCATGGCACTTTCTGCTATCGTGGTCGCACATACGTAAAGTGATATGGAAGCACTACAACTAACTGGGATCGTATCCCTAGGTTCTGTAGCGTTCCTAACTCTTCTTTACGGTGAACTTTTACTTCTTCATAAATCATTATGAGGGGGTAAAATTAAATGCTTAGGATCAAATTTGAGTGGGACTATGGTCTTTCTAATTATGATCCAGAAATTCACGATCCAGATAAAGTCTTCAGACTTTTGACCTATCGTGGTGTACATTATGCCAAGTGGGTTTTTTTAAAATCCCGAGGCATACAAAATTGGAAAGTAAATAAATGAGGACCTTGACGGGTCCTCTTTTTTTGTCTATAATTAGTGAGAGTATATTCTTCTCTTATGGAAAGAGACAAACTTAAACTGATAGTAAGGAATCTCAAACTGTTGGTTGAGGCTCTTGAGTCAGAAGTATATTCTGATCCTGGTGCTTACACGGACAAACGGGAAAATTTCGATGATCCCATTCCTTACCCTGTTGCAGATTACGACGAAGTATTTAATGACGATGACGGATACCCTGACTAAACTGATTAGTGTCACCCCAGACGCAGAGAAACACATGGCATATTGTGCCCGTGTATCAAATCCAAATAACCAGGAGAATGAGAAGTTCTCTGGACTGTTGAAGTATTGTGTGAAGCATCAGCACTGGAGTATCTTTGAGCAGGCATATATGACCTTGGAGTTGAATACTACCAGGGGCATAGCAGCTCAAGTGCTGCGCCACCGTAGCTTTACATATCAAGAATTTTCACAACGTTATGCTGATTCTTCCCTACTCGCGGAGACGATCCCTTTACCTGAACTACGTCGTCAAGACACCAA